CCTGCCATTGTGGACGAAAAAGACGCGGTGGGCATTAAACTGTTTGAAACGGAATTTGAACAAGCGGTGGCAATGCAACAGGGCTTGCGTCGATTGCTGTTGCTCAACGTGCCGTCACCGATTAAATATCTGCATGAAAAATTGCCGAATAAAGCCAAATTGGGTCTCTATTTCACGCCATTTGGTCGTGTGTTGGATTTAATTGACGACTGCATTGCCTGCGCCGTGGATAAACTAATTGCCGATTTCGGCGGCTTTGTGTGGAACGAAGAAGGCTTTGATAAGCTACGGGATTTTGTGCGTGAAAACGTCAATAAAGTCACCGTGGATATTGCGCAAAAAGTAGAGCAGATCCTTACGCTTACCCACCAGCTAAACCAACGCCTTAAAGGAAAAATGGATTTCACCATGGCATTCGCCCTGTCTGATATGAAAAGCCAAATCGCCGGTTTGATTTATCAAGGTTTCGTGCAAAAAAGCGGCTACGCCCGCCTGCCGGATTTGCTCCGCTACCTGCAAGCCATCGACAAACGCATGGATAAACTGACTCAAGATGTGAACCGCGATCGTGCCGCTATGTTACGCGTGGAACAAGTGCAACAAGCCTACCAACAACTCCTCGCCAAGCTACCAAAATCCAAACCGATTTCTGATGAAGTCGCGGAGATTCGCTATATGATCGAGGAATTGCGTGTGAGTTTGTTTGCACAGCAGTTAGGAACGAAGTATCAGGTGTCGGATAAACGGATTTTGAATGTGATTGCTGAAATAAAATAGATGGTAATAGAAGTTTTTTGGCGGACTAATATCATATTCGTTCAATGTTCAGAAAGTTATACTAGAACTAAGCGAGTTTTAGAGTAATATTTTTTGTTATATATAATAGTGGAAAATTGCAACTAATTACAATTTAATCAGATATGGAAGCTATAATGATGCCGCGCGCGATAATTTATCTCTAATCAGCACAATAAATCAGATAAAATATTTTTACACATACTGAAACGAAGTTACAAAAAAACGTGATGTTTACAATTTTAATCGGTAACGCTACATCAAATCTGAAATTAAACACCTATCATTAACCACTAATTTTTACCCAAACTCACCAACGCACATAAACAAAAAAACAGCAGGAATTAACCCTGCCGTTTTTGTTTTGTTATATTGAATAAGTTTCTAGGAGTTTTTTTAGCATTTCCGCCTGTGATAATTTTTCCCTTAAACATCGTTTAAAGGGCTTTTGAATTATCTCTCCGACATTAATGTCGGAGACATCAGAACTTATCAAGTTATTATCTATCCCGCTTTAATGTCAACGACATCAAGCGGGCTTTGTGCGTCCGCGTAAAATGAGCCGTTAGCGTTGTGCCAGTGCGTAGGCGGAAGCTCATCGCCGTTATGCTCAACGATTAATAGCTTGCCAAATTGGGTCTCATAGACGACGGTACCTGTATTGCCGTTGCGGAGGGTGACTGATTGATTTTGCATAGTTAAATCCTCATTTTGAGTTAGGTTTCAAATAAAAGTGCGGTAGGTTTTTAAATTGTTTTGAAAGCTAGTCACCTCCAACTTTGATGTTGATATCTTTAAATGCTAGTGCGTTACCATCAATATCGCCATGCACTACAATTTTAAATCTGATAATTGCCACATCTAGCGGGAGTGAATCTGCAACTTGCTGTGCAATCCATTTCTCGTCTTGATAATTGCCCATAAGACCCGAATCATAAGATTGCACTACATTTTTATCGTTAAGCAATTGCACAATCACTCGGCACTGACCGTTACGCTGGTTATAAGTAAGTATTTTATAATCTAAGATAAAACGCTTAAATTTACCTGCTGTAACTTTATAGTCCCTATAAATTTCGGATTTCGGCTCTGCTGAGTGGCTTAACATAATATAGGGTTGTCCGCCAAGATCTCCGTCATCATAACGATTTATAAAATTATCACCCTTAGTCCATTTATCTTTGTAATTAAACTTATATAGCAATGTCATTACGCCACTTACAGTAAACAAATAGCGTTGCATGCTTTGAAGACCTGATTTGACGCTGTATAAAGCCACACGACTAAATTTTTCGTTATTTTTTTTGGCTTTGTCAGGATAAGTAAACTCAGTTGCTGTGGTAGATATTGAGCGCACTAAAGTGTCTCCATCTAACAAATCAACTTTATAGGTCACTCCTTGACCCAAGGTTGTGCTACCGTCAGTATGCGGAATCAACTTATCGGCCTGCACATCGCGGTCACGATGTGCCCAAGTAAGTTTAAATCCGCTAATATCAGCAATCGCATTACTATAACTACCATCAATTTGCACTTTACCCGGTGGATAAGGGCGGGCTTGACGTTGACGGGTGGTAAGTGTAAGCACCTGAGCTTTGCTCTCATCAAGCGTTTGCTGTGCCGTGCGGGTGAGTAATTTAGCTTTGATTTGCTCGCCCACAGTGTATTTTGTCTCGTCCGCCCCGGCGGCAAGCAGATAACACCACGCCAAGGTGCCCGCTTTATGCGCTTGTGGGATAGTATCTGCGCAACCGCGGCCTACGGTCATTGTGCCGGTTTTAAAATCAACGGAATCAATCTTGATAATCTCATCATCAACAATGAGCGCCTCAGCGCCCGAGAGGGCAGCATACTCACCCTCTAACTTAAACTTAATGCTTGTTTGATATGGCGTGACATCACCGACCAGCTCAACACATGGTGTGAATGAGCCCGTCGCGGTTTGTGCATAGCCCGCGCCTACGTTGACTAACATGTCATACCCCACGGAAAGCGGTGTAGGTTGTGCACCTAGACTCCACACAAAACAGTCAGTCGGCTTGATATAAGCGCGCTCTGCGTCAGATAACACAAGGGGGAGTACGTGATACGGCACCTCAAATAAGCGCTCGGAATCAATCGGTTTGGCGGTGTAGTCTGGGGGCGTGTAAAGTGACTCGCCTTTTTGCGTAGAGTAGTTAGCGGCGGGAAGCCCGAACACATCTTGCAGACAAGTGGCGACAATCTCACCCTCGTTGCCGTTTTTGAGCTCGCCCACCCGAAAGACCACGTCCACAATGTCACGCTCCGGCAAATTGACCCGGATAACATCGCCCGGGCGTAACTCACTGCCGCGCATATCAAAGGTAATTTTAAGCCGCGTTAAGCCACTAGCAATCATCTCTAAATCACGTTGCGCCACACGTGCAGCCAAATCAAAAGTCGGAATCCCCTTGTACTCAACTGTCTTGCTAATTACGCCGTGCATTTGTACTGCGGCGATATTGTTAGCTATCGCTTGGTCGTCGCGGTTTGTCACCGGCTCACGGTATTTAACAATGATTTGATTAGCCTGTTTATCAGTCGCCGCGCTGTCGTCATCGAGCACGGACAGAATCCCATTATCGTATGTAAACAGTGGTAAATCCTCGACTTTGTAATCATGGCGAATCAGTTTAATTGCTTGTTTGCCGGTCTCAATGTTGTCATATTGCGCCGCGCCGATGTGATCCACAATTTGCTGAATGAACTCTTTAATGGAGGTTTGGCGGTTGTAGCGGATACACAAGCCAAAGCCCTCGGCATAAAGCGTATCGGCGGCTTTTTTGTAGCTATCCAAATCCAAATCGGAAAGGTCTTTTTTACCGCCCCAACTCTTATTCGTAGCGCACTCAACTAAGATATGTGCCGGATTCATCGCATGAATCTCCCGCACATTCTTTTCTTGCTCCGGGGTTAATCCGGAGATTTTGAGATTATCATTACGAAGCAGAATTTTAGCTTTTTCGGGGTACCACACCACGCCACCGTGCCAGCCTTTATTTGCTCGTCTTACTCGGTAACTATGTTTTTTGGGATAGGCGTTATAGCAACTGATTAATCCGCTAAACACTGTCGTGACAACACCGCGGAAGCCCGGAATTATGTCATCTTGGCTAAGATTACCCGGCTCTAAGTTGCCATTTTGGAAAAATTTATTGCGCTCAGGATTTTTGTTTGCGTATTTACGCATCCATCTTGAGGCATTGGTAGCAAGCGATGGGTTATAAACTCCTTTAAGCAAATTAATCAGCATTTGTGTTGGCTTTTGGTCGGGCTCACCCATGAGTATCTCCATGCGCCCCTGAATCCCACCCTCGCCACCGGTATTATCACCGCCGAAGAGGTTGGGCTTGTCGATATAAATCGCCTGCGAGTGGGTGAGCTCACCTGGCTTGCCAACATACGCCGTCTTGTCATCAACACGGAGCTCGACAATCTCGTCCACGGGTCCACGCCCAAGCCCGCTTTGAATATCCCAATAATAACGATAACCAACCGTTACCGACCCACCGCCACGTTTGCCACCCATTATTTATCTCCTTGACGCGCCGCAATGGCGGCATTAATACATTTGCGGGCAAACACACTGCCCGTATTTAAAAGCACATCAGAATCAATCCCGTGCGCTAAAAAATCGGCATAATCCAAGCCCTCACGCATAAAAAAGGCCTCCACGCCCGCCGCGCAGAAATCCACCCGGCGCATATCTTGCATTGTGATAGTAATGCTATCCATAACTTAGCCTTTTTTAATCTCGGTTGTGCGGTAGTTACCATATGCCAACACTTGCCAGTCCTCAGTCCAACAATCGCCAAAAAACACGCACTGCGGCGTACCCTCGTCAATTTGTGGAAAATTCCAGTCTTTAGCATTAACCGCATCCGGACTGTTGCTATTACCACGTTTATTAAGTGCTTGATTAATGTAATAACTGGCAACCGCCCAAGCGACGATTTTGACGATTGCCCATGCAATTGACTCATACATAATTAATCCCCCTAGAATACCCGTGAACCGTCATATGGCGACTTATTAGGCATGTGCGGCGCGCCACCGAAATTGAGCATATTGTTAAACTTTTTAAGACACGTCTCAGCGCGTCCATCGCACCCGGGATAAATTTTGATGACTGTGCCGATAGACAGTTTTTGGGTGCCACCCATAAGCGTGAGTTTGTTATTTTGATGAACGGTCACTGCACGCACCTCGCGCACACCGTCGTCCGTCCACTCGATGAAACCTGCATTAAACCAACCCCGCGGCAAGTTTTGCGGTAAATCAACAGTGATAGATACACCATCCATCGCACTTATAGTGAGCCCCGCCAAAACAAAGTTGCCTGGCTTAACCTTACAATCTACGTCATACAGTGTATAAGGGCAGTTACGCCCCCAAGTCAAACGCAAACCGGCGCTTTCCATCGTTTCCGATAGTGCGGCAGAAATCAGTTGTGTGGTCGCGATGTCCGGGCGCTTTGCCTCCACAATCGTACCAATCCACACTACCCGAATCTCAGTATCCATCCAGTTTAAGCGCATAACTGTAAGCGTCACTGTTTGACTTGGCGGAAGCCCGCGATACAGTCTCGCCACCGGGTTATTGCTCGGCAATTTAATTGTGATTTTGCCTTCCCCGCCGTCCCCTCGCTCATCTTTAATTGCCGTTGCAATCCATTTTTGGCCATTAATCTCTAAATCCATATCCGCGTCGCAGAATCGCCAAATTTTCTCGCCGTCCCCTCGGGTAAACTGATACAGATTAACCGGCTGCCCCTCGGCAACGGAATGTGTTTTGCCTAAATAACTCATCTTTAAATATCCTTTAAACCGCCTTTAAAAGTGCGGTCGATTTTATGGGTATTTTACGGCTCAAGCTCGTCGCGCAAGCCGCGGAAGCTCACCGTCACTGTTGCCGCGCCGTCTGCGTCGGTGTGATGCACCCAGCTCACCGTGTCACTCTCAAGCCGGGAAAGCGTCAAGTACGAAATTTTGAGAATCTCCGCTTGTTTGATATTGAGCGTGTCGCCGTCAAAGGCGAGCCGCTCTGTTGCCGAGTTAATCACTGCGGATGACAGGATACGACGATAAAAAATCCGCCCGCCCGTGCACTCAATGCGCACGTCTTGGCGTCCTGTTTGCTTTTGCAGGGCGCCGGTGTAGTTAATGTAGGCAATATCTAAGGTTTTGCCGACAATATCACTCATAGGGGTGACGTCTGTGCTTGCGGTTGCTACCCAAATTGCGCGCTGACGCCCGCGCAAGTGGTAAAACAGATTGCGGAGCTTGCGTTGTTCTTCCCGTCCGCTTGCCACAAAGCGGTGGGCGGTGATTTGCATAGCTTTATTGGCTGTGTCTAAGTAGTACGGCAAGCCCGTCTCGTTATCCAATGTCTTAATCAGCCGCGCATATTGCGCGGTGATGTCTTCCGACCACTCCGAGGTCGGCTCCAACACCGGGTGGTTGCGATACGTCGGCAAATGGCTCACATCATCACTCCACGCATTATGCTCGTGCAGTTGCAAGCGGATTTGTGCGGTTGACACGTTATCGCTTAAGCGGCGCACCTGCGGCATATCAGTGAGCACGGCGGAGCGGAGCGGGTAAACTGCGGTAAAAGTGCGGTCATAATTGCCAACGATTGGGCGCTTAACTGTGATTTTGTTTAGTTCTAACGCGGTGATTTCGACCATCTCCTTGTTGCTTCCGGTCATCAAAATTGCGCGCCCGCCGACAGCAAAATCATAGCCCACCGTGTTAATAGGCAAATCCACTGCTCCTTGTTGCACAGGCTGTAACAACCTTGCACAATCGGTAAAAATCGGCAGTGACCACACGCGCGAGCCGTAACCATAAAGGGCAGATTCAAAGAGTTGTCGCTCAACCTCCGAAAAACTCACTTTAAACTCAAAGGTACGGCGCGGACTCAAGCGGCGTGCAATGCGTTGTTCCGCCGCTGTTACCGATTGATGCACGCGGGTGAGCCACTCGAGATTTTCGGTCACATCTTCCGACCAGTCGGGCATAAACGACCAGTCGGTAGAACGCGAGCCGGTAATGCGTAAGGTGACGGGATTTTTGCCTAAAAAGTTAAACGTGACGACGCAATCAATCTCCGGTGTGCCTTGCATGCCGACTTTAACTGTCCATTTTTTAAGGGTGAGCGCGTTAAATGTTCCGGATGTTGGGCCGACAAGCTCTATACCCTCACCGCCAACCACGGAAACAGATAACAGTTTTACCGCACTTTTGTTGGCATTCCAGACTTGCACTTTAAAAGTCTGGTCGGTAGAGATTGAACCAAGATTGACGGTGTGCGGGATAACAATAATGCGCTTGTAAAGATCAGAGTAATAGTTAGGGATAACATACGCCTGCGCCCCCAACGTTTGATTTTTGATATTGCGCACATGAATCTGCCCGGAGGTTATTGCATTTTGTGCAACAAGTCGGGGATTTGCGCCGCGATACATAACTAAACCATCAAGATAGCCTGTATCCTTAATGCGAGCGCCTGCGCCTCTGATGATTTGATAACCGTTAAGCTTTGCCATAAAAATTACTCAATAATGCGGTATGCCACACCGTACTCGCCCGAATTATCATCGCCATCAGGAGCTTGACTTGGGTTGCCGGCCTGATATTGTGCACCCGGTATAAAAATCCAAGTATCGCCATTAATTTGGATTTTTTGCCGCGGGGCAATACCAACTAACAAACTCTCAAAACGGTCAGGTATAGTGCCCAATCGACGGAACAAATTATCAATACAATGCGCAATCGGAGTGTTAGCTACTGGAATGACCAATTGTCCGAATTTGCTTTGACTTTGTTTGAGTAACATACTTTCGGGGTGGTGGGTGTAATTAAACACCGAACCATTTGTCAACATGTAGCATCCGTGCTCTTTGTTATTTAGCGTGTCATATTGATAACGCCCATCAGCCTGAAAATACCATGGAGAGCGCGTATCTCCAGCAAGATTATCCGCCCTAACCACCGGGCCATACTCGTTGTATCCATCTGCCATCCCTAATGTTGTTCTGCTTGAGTCCAGTTTGCGGCGTTCGTATCCTGATTCGTACAATGTTGTACCAAAAGCATATTGCCCGCCGGTATATTGCCCCTCTTTGTTAAGCGTCCCCAGTCCAAAATGGCGAAATTTTGCTGCTTGGTATTGCACACACACATGCAAATATTGCGCGGTCCCAAAAAAGTCATAGCTAACAAATTTACCGGAATCTAAATGAGACACTCGCGTTTTAACTTTTGAATATGTGTTATTACATGACGCTCCAGGCTGATTGAAGCAGTCGCGATTTTTATCAACGCCGGTGCTAGCAATCACAAAAAGCATCTTGTCTTTAAACTCAAGTGCCCAGTAGCCTTCGGCGTTGCTTAAATAAAGCACATTTGTGCTATTTTTCTGAATAGTCCAGTTAAGCTTAACAGCAAACTCGGCGAGCTTACTTAATAAATCTGCGACGTTAGTCGCGGTGCCTGTTTGATACGCCATATTACGCTCCAAGCTCTAATACAAAATAATCGGTTGTTGTGGTGCGAAACGCGCCGTTACACACCACGCCTTTGTTGCCGTTTGGCAGTGTCACTTCATCTCCCACTGCACGTTGTACGCCCGGAATCCAATAAACACCATCATACGCACCCCATCGGTTTTCGCCCTGCGATGATTTTTTAAAGCTAATAAACTCAACTGGGAAGAGCGGATAACTTCCGCCAGGGGAAGCGCTTAACGTTTTCATTATGTACCAATTTTTATCATTATGTTTTTGCGGAATCGCGCACGGATAAAGCAATTGCTCGTTTGAATCGTTTGAATATGTTTGATAATCGCTTCCGCTAAAATCTCGCCAGCTTTGGTCTGGTGCGAACAACCAACAATTGCCGCTTAACGGATCTACAATGGATGAGTTATAAAATTCGGTGTTTGAGTAACGCAAAAATATCGGGTTATCACTTCTTGATTTTGGCGTTCTGATTGGCGCACTCCCCGCAATGCAAAGCGGATAGGGATATTCTGTGGGCGGTACGGTCGGCAGGATAAAGCCACAATAAGCACTTGAGCACACATTAGAGATACGCGTCACCACCTTAAAGCAACGGCCATCGGCGACCATGTAATAGTCAATCGGGCGAGCGTCAGCAAATAACACCACTCCCGGCGAGATATTGATAATCCCTGCTTGTACGTTATCGCCGCTAACTAATGTCTCATTAAAAAACGTACCACCAAAAAAGTTAAGGTTGTAAATGTCTTGCGAGATACTATTGACAGACTCACACATCACATAAATATCTTGCTCAACTCCGGTTCCGGTGGATTTCCAAACGATTTTCCGTTTTTCGACTTCCGTTGCTGTTTTTGCAACGGTTTTGTCCAACAACACCGTCCACGCCTGTCCGTTAGCAACTAACGTCGGGTCGGTGGTTAAAAACTTATTGAGTATGTCAAGCAAATCGCGCTCGTTTTGCGCGGTGCCGGTTTTGTATGCCATATCGTAACTCCTTAATTTAAAGCATCTTTTACGGTTTGTTTGTTGGCTCGGAGCATAGTGATGACTGCCTTAACGCCCTCGGTGGTCTTGAGCCCCGCAGTAAATAACTCTGCACTGTCAACTGCCAAGGTTTGCTGGATGTTGACCGGTGATGCTACAACCTGCGCGCCTGTGCGACCGTCGCGCAAGGAATCACTTAACCCGGGCTCACTGTAGCTTGGCACAGGCGGGACAGATACCGGGCCGCCGGTGGCGAGTTTGCGAAGGCGCTTATTGTTGATAGCGTCCATAAACGCGTGACCGTAGTGCGATACAGCCGACGCCTGAATCACCCATTCGCCGTCCGAAAGGCGAGCGGGAATGGAATCGGATGTGCTTGTACCCGGACCACGAATTGGCCCGCCGGTGGCGTGACCGCCCGCACCGGAAAACGCGCTAGCGATAGCACTCCACCAACCCCCGGCAGAACTTGTGACTTGCGTGACAAGTTGTTGTGCCGCAATCCTAATCATTGCATCTAAAATCGTGTTAGTGAGATTTAACACCGCTTCACGCAAGGTCATTGTCCCCTTGGCAAGCCCTACAATAGAGGTTTGTAATCCTTCGGTTAAACCCTCTTTAAAGGTCTTCTCAAGGTCGTTCCCCGCGTTTTTAAGCTCGGCAATCTTGATTTTCATGCCCTCTAGAGAGTTTTTCGCTGCCTCACCCTGGGCGCCCGGCATTTGGGCGAGTTTTTCAAGCACCGGGATTTGTTTTTCAAGCTCTGCCACAGTTTCGCCGTATAATGCTTTTAGTTGCTGTTGGCCCTCAAGGTGGCTAATTAAACCCACTTGCACTTGCGCTTGGATACGTTGCTCTTGTGTGCTTTGGTTTTGATACAAGCGATTAATCTCGTTTTGCACGCCGTCCACCTGCGCCTTGGCTTGCTCTAGCGGCAAGATTTTTTTAATCAGATTAATCCCGTCAACATTGGAGTGCTTGGTAAACTCGGCTAATAGCTTGTTATAACGGCCTTCAATGTCCGTGAGGTTGGCTTTAACCTCTTGCCCTGTTAAGCGCAAATACTGCACGTTAAGCGCAAGATTTTTGTCCGTCGCATCGTATTTGGTTTTTGATGACCGGGCGGATTTCTTGGCTTTTTCGCCTGCTTCGATTTTGGCGGCGTATTGTGCGGCGAGCTTGCGTTGCTCATCGTTTAAACCCTCTTTTTCCGCGTCATACATAATCTTCTGCGCGGTACCCATGCCGGCAGTCGCGGCACGGTCTTTTAAACGGTCAAGCCAGGATTCATTTTTTTTGTTTTGTTTTGCCTGCTCAATTTGTTTGTTAAGGTCAATCATCATGTTAATGCGGGCGATAAACGGATCCATTTCGCTTGCCGCATTGCCGGCTTGTTTGCTTAACGCGATAAAGGCTTGTTTCATATTTTCGAGTTGCTCGGTCGCCGTCATCGTCGCTTGCGTCAGCTCATTGCGCAGTTTTTTCTCGGTTTGCGTCAATTCACCGCTCATGGATTGCATTTGCTCTTCCGCGGCTTTAATAGCTTTTTTAAGCTCTTCTTGGGCTTCTGCTGCTTCTAAACCACCAAGATCTTTTAGCCGCTCGGCAAATTCGCCACCTGCTTCCATCGCGGCGTTAAATGCGGCGGTGAGTTGCTCCTGATTGATGTCAGCCAACTCTCCCGTTGTCTCGCTCAAGTCATTAACCGTGGCTTGTAGCGTCTTAATTTGCGCATTAACCTGATTTATCTCGTCTGCATTAATTAATCCTCCCATCACGCTAAAGCGGTTTTTGTTAAGCAATTCGTCGCGACGCTTAATTAACTCATCAAGCTGTGCTTTGGCTTCCTCAATTGCTTTATTGTTGGTTTCGACCTGGCTCACGCGCTCACTAAATCCGCCAATTTCGCCTAATTCTTTGCGGGCTTGGATTAATGATTGCGTTTTTTCGATGTTTGACTGGATGCTGTTGGCCGTTTGCTGATATTGCGCATCAAGCTCCGCCTCTTTTCCTTTGATGTATTCATACGCCGCGTAAAGACCAAAAATAGCGGTAATAGCAAGCCCAATAGGACCGCCTGCAAGCGCGAGTAAACTTTGGCCTAGTCCGCTAAACGTTGCGGCACGCATAGCCACAGCAAGGTTGCGGTTAGCTAATGCAAGACGTTCTGTAGCCAGTGTTGCTCTATCGGTTGACGCAGCCATCGCCACTGATGCCTGGGCGGCTTTAACCTCAATGGCGGCACGCGCGACCAGTGTGTTGTTGGCCGCCGCTGTCACCGCGGCATTGCGCGCCATAGCCACCGCACTTTGCACCATACCGGCGACAAAGCGGGAGGCGGCCACTGCGGCAACCACAAGTGCAACATTGCCAAATAAATCTAGATTATTAGCAAGCCCACTAATTGCGGCCGATACTGTTGAGGTTAAAGAGATAGCGTTGTCGGTTTTGTTAAGGTATTCCGTCCACGCGTTGCCAAAATGTGCGCCGGCACGACCGATAGTCAGCGGCATGGATTCATATTGTTTTTCGATTTCGGCGGCGGCTTCTTTGGTCGCGCTCAAGATAATCTGTGGTGTGAGCTCGCCGTCTTCGGCCATTTTGCGCAATTCGGCGCGGGTTTTGCCGAGGGATTTTTGTAACACCTCTAAAAAGATAGGCATTTGCTCGGCGACGGAGTTAAATTCCTCGCCGCGCAAGGTGCCGGAGGCTAACCCTTGGGATAACTGGATAATGGCGGACTTAGCTTCTTCCGGTAATGCCCCGGAGACGATTACCATTTGTTGCAATGTGCGGGTAAATTGGAGGAGTTCCGCGCTGTTGGCCTTATCACCCAAAGCACGGTAAACGCGGGTGTAAAGCTCCGCCGTGGATTTAAACGCATTGCCCGTCTCGTTAGAGATGTCCATGAGCTCGCGGAACGTGCCTTTTGCCTCGTTGTTTGTGCGGGAGACAAGTTTAATGCGCGCCTGATAGCTAGTCATGGCATCAGCATCAAGTAAGATACTTTTAGCGCCAAGAGACACCCCGGCAATAGCGGTAAACCCTAACAATTGGGACTTAAACCCGTTTAATTGTTGGCTGACACCGTTTAATTCCGTCTTGGTTTGTTTTAGCTTGTTGTTAAGTTGCCCGGTGACAGTATCTAGCACGCTTAAACCTTGCGCACCCGCTTTACCTTGCGCGCTCAAGCGATCACTTGCCGTGCCAACGCCGGTAATCTCGGTTTTAAACTGCTTAAAATTGCGCACCGCCGCATCCACATCGGCTTTAATGCGCATTGCAAGCGTCAAGGTATCTGCTGCCATAAATTCACCT